TATTACGTGGGTAGGATCAACCATTGGATATCCCACAGGGCGGTACACGGTGCACGCAATGTAGCAGATGCACGTACTAATTTAGGATTGGGTACTGGTCAGGCTGTAACCTTTAATGGTCTAACTACTACTGGTAGTGGTATGTTTGCTCGTGGTGCAAGCTCAATCGGTGCAACTATTACATCACAATCTTTAGATCCTGTAACTAGTGATGTAGTAGGTCAGGCAGAATTTAGATCGGATAATGCTGGTACTGTACAAATTATTAACCGTGCAGTAAACGGTGCAACTGATACACAATTCTACAACTTTAACCGCGACGGTACATTTAGTGCACCACAAGGTTATGTAACTGGTACTGGTAATGATTGGGGTGCACAAACAGGTATTATTAACCGTTCACGCTTTATTGCTGGTTCAGTAAATGGCCCAGATGCAGAAAATAGTATGGTTTATGGTGGTATTCATGTAGGCTTTAGTGGTAATTACGGATTCCAAATTGCAGGTCGTAATGGTAAAACATATACTCGCAGTATTGAGGGTGGTAAGCATGGTAACTGGATTAAACTATTAAATCCTGGTGATTATGGATTAGGAAGTAATAATACTACAATTTATCCTACTGATAGCTCATGCCAGTTTATCAGTGATTCAAATGCGTCAAATGGTTGGACACCTTCAAATGGTGCTGGTATTCAAAGTTCATACGGTGTTGCACGTATGGCCCAAATTTGGGTAGATAATGCTGGTCGTTTGTGTAGTCGTTTTAATACTACAACTACAGCACAAGCAACAAATGATGATGTTCCGTGGTATAGAGTTGCCGTTACTAACGGTGTTAATGATTTTACTGAAACTACTTCATTTACTGGTAAAATTTCTAATAGTGCAGCTAAACCATTTAATATTAGTTCAAGTAATCCAACCTTACAATTTACCGAAGAAGATTTAGATTCTAAATATCTTTTTGTAGCTGATGGTGGCAACTTCCGTTTGAATTTAGATAATACTGGTGCTGGTCGTGTTTTTGAATATACCAGAACAACTAATCTACTAACATTCAGTCCCAATGTAACATTTACAGGTACACCAACTTTCAATTATCGTATTAAATCTGATAGTGGTATTGATTGTACAGGTAATATTGATATCACTCGTGATACATATACCAGTTTATCAATGACTACTACTGCTAAAGGTGATGCGACAGTTGGTACACGTAACGTATTTGAAGTATCTCCCGATGGTGCATTATATGTAGCACGTCGTAATAATGCTAACAGTACTGGACAATGGATCATTAACTTTCCTACAGCGGCGGGTACACTTGCATTAAGTGGAACATCTGACATTAACTATAAACATGATGTTAAAGATTTTGATGGTGAAATATCTTTAAATAATATTCGCCAGTTTAATCCGGTAACATTTATCTATAATGAAGATAATCAGTCTCGTGTTCGTCGTGGTGTTATTGCACAACAAATTGAAGAAATCGATAATCAATATGTTAAGCATACATTCGAAGAAACTGGTGATTTTGATAAAGAAGGTAATCCAGTTAAACGTGAACGTTGTGTACTTGATAATAACGTCATTATGATGGATAGTGTTATTTCTATTAAACTTCTTGCGGATAAAAATGCAGCTTTAGAAGAAGAAGTATCAGTACTAAATACTAAGTTGGAAGATCAACAGAGACAAATTGATGAATTAATAGCAGTTGTACAAAGTCTATTACCAAATCAATAAATAAATATACACGGGTACATGATGTATACGTACCCGTTTACTTAATAACTTAAATCTATATAAGGAAATAAAAATGGCATTTGATATATTTGCACGGGGCCAACGTTACCGTTGAAGTTGGCACATATACCGCAGGTTCTACCACTCCTGCAACTGATTTTGAAATTATCCCAGAACTAGGTGCATTCCCAACTATGGGTGCAGAAAGCGTCGTGGTGGACGTTGTGACATTTAACAGTGTGTATAATCGAAAAATCCTTGGCACTAAATCTGTAGGTGATATTCCACTAACCGTGAACTATCTCCTGGACAATCTTACCCATATCAAGCTCTTGCAACTAGCCGAAGATCAAAAACGTGCTCAGTACAAGATCACTTATTACACCGACGGTACGCACACAGAAGGTTATTATGCTATCTATAATGCATTTATTTCTTCTTCTACCACTGGTGGCGATAAAGATGCAGTAGTTACCCGTGAATTCGTTCTCGCTGTAGATGGTGGTCCAATAGCTACTGGTCTAGTAGAATAATTATAAATACTTTTACTTAGGGGGATCTATTCCCCCGTTTCACTATAAGGAATTAATCAAATGAATATTGATATGTTACGTAAGGCACTCAGTCCTAAACTAGTAAAAATTGAAGTTGAAGGAGTAGAACTATATATACACAGACCTACCCTAAAGGCTACCCCCGAATGTACATCTATCGAGAAAGTATTAGTACATTGTGTCAAAGATGAAAATGGTAATCCCGTATTCTCTGATTCAGGTCTAATTGATCTTATTGATGTTAATGATATTGATAAATTGTTTGCCGAACAAATTTATATGAAGGTTCTAGGATTAATTACTGTAGATGATGCAATAGACAGTACTGAAAAAAAATAAGAACGGATCATCACCTGCGTTTTACTCTGAAAATGATACATAAACGCGGGTTATCCCTCGATGATATTAATAATATAGATCCCGACTTATTCGAAGCATTGTTAGTATATGATACTTTGATTGAGCCTAACGGTGCTAGAATTGAAATGATCAAATATGCCAACCTTTGCCACACTTTACTTTTGACATCTCAGAGTATATCTAAGGAAGGTCGCAATAAAGCAAAGCTTAGTGATTGGGATTTTCTTGATATTATCGGTGATGATTCGTTAACTGCTAGGGAAAAAGTAGAGAAACGAAAAGAACAAGAAATGTTAAATCATAAAGAATCCGTTAAACGAATGGGTGAAATGATTAAACAGCAGGTTCTAAAAGACAAGGAAAAGCAAAAAAATGGCAAGAAATAAAAAGAATTCTATAGGAGTTACTTTAGATGCCGATACTACTGGATTTACTAAAGGTGTAAACGAAGCCCAAAGTAAACTTGAAAGTTTTGGTAAGCAGGCTGGCGGGATGGCTTCCGGCCCACTTAATAGTTTTGCAGGTGGTGTAGGTAGACTTGCCTCACCAATTGGTGCCGCCACTGTTGCTATTGGTGGTTTGGTTACGGTTATGAATAGTCTATCATCCGCGTCCGCAAAAGCATTTGATGTTTTCCAAGCCTCTTCACTAAGTCAAATGTCAATTAAGCAAGTACAACAAATGGCTAAGATGTATCAGTCAGTTGGTTTGACAATGGAACAAATAGCCGACCAACGGAAAAGATATAAAGGATCGCTTAGGAGATGCATTAACTAATCAGGCTGGTTCGATGTTCACTGATGTTATTCAACCATTGAAATTGAATATATTCGAATTACAAAAAATGGCAGATGCAGGTGAAGATGTATATGCAAAAATATACTTCGCAGCAAAGGCACAAGGTTTAAGTACATCCCAAATTGTTAACATGTTTGAAACGATGGGTAACGACGCAACTAAACGTTTAACAGTACTGAAAGATTTTAATAGTGAACAGGAATACCAAAATAAACTCGGTAAGCAGGTAGTAGAATTAACTGATGAACAAAGTGATGCATTCAGACGTTATAAAAAAGAAACTGATGAGATGGCCTCAGCTTGGGAAAAATGGAAGAATAACCAATTAGCACCAATAGCCGCATCACTAACAGGTATTCTAAAAACTATTAACGAAATCAACTCAATTCAACCAGATACACCAAATCTATTAAACGTTCCAGGTAAAGCAGAGAATATTAGAGATTCACATAGACGACGTATTATCAATGCAAAAATGAATAGTGGTAAAACACTATCGGCAGATGATCAGGCGTTCTATGATGCTAATATGGACCCTAACAAGAAAACAACTAAACCAGAAGCAACTAAACCAGTTATTCCAGATGGTTCATCTCAGGAAGTTTTGAATAAAGGCTTACTTCAATTCCAAAGTGAGAAACAGAAGATTATTAATGAAACCGCATTAGCTAAATCTCAATATGAACAATTAAAATCTGAAATTGGTAAATCACTTGATACTGCATATGGTGGTGATAAGTCTAAACAGGCAGAGGCATATAAACAATTAGACGAAGGTTACAAAGAGCGTTTAGAACAGATTAATAAGTCAACTACTACGGCATCAAATAAACGCAATAAAGATGCAGAATCAGCCGCCCGAAAAGCAGAAGCAGCAGCGAAGAAACATAATGATGAACTATTGAAAGCCCAGGAAAAATGGGAAAAATCAATGAGTGAATTAGCTTCCAGTACTGCCGATTATCGCATCAAACAACATGATCGCCAGATGGCAGAATTGAAGAAATCTATTCAAGAAAGCGGTAAAGCACTTGGTAAATCAGTTGATGAAATTAATGCTAAAGTGAAAGAAGCTGAAGCTACTGCTAATCGTATCCGTGGTGAAATGTATAATTCAGCTATTGGTTATGAAGATCCAAATAAAGATTTAAAAGATGTCACTGGTGCTATTGGTGATTTTGGTAGTCTTAATCAGGATCAAAGCACTTTCTTACAAAATGCTCAAGATGACCGTTTAGGATTCAGTGCTAATCCATTTATGGTAGATAAAACCGAACAACTTAGACAGGAATTAGAGCAACGCAAGAAACTAGAACTAGAATTAAATGATGCATTAGTACAAAGCACCGAAGAACGCGTAAAACGTCAAGCTGCAATTGAAGCCCAATTTAATACGGCAGAAATGGCATTAATGCAACAGAACACACAAGCAAAACTAACAATGATTGGTGGTATGGCTGGTGATGTTGGTAGTATTCTTTCGGGTGTTCTAGGTGAAAGTAATGCAGCTTCTAAAGCAGCTTTTGCAGTACAGAAAGGTATTGCAATGGCCCAAATCATGATGAATATGCAAGTAGCACTATCACAAGCTCTAGCTACTCCATTCCCTGCAAGTATCGCGGCATATGCTCAAATTCTTTCTATGGGTGCACAACTTGTCAGTACTGCCAAAGGTACAAACATTCAAGGACAAGCCCACAGTGGAATCGAAGAAGTTCCAGGATCATTAGGCAAGGATAGTACATGGATTCTACAAGCTGGTGAACGTGTAGTATCCCGTGGTCAGAATAAGCAGTTGCAACAATTCCTAGACAATCAAGATTCATCCAGTACTGGCGGTGGTGATATCACAGTTAACGCCCCACTAATCGTACAAGGTGATGTATCTGGTGATGATAAGAAGTTTCAAGAAATGCTCAAGAAACACAGTCAAAGTGTCAATCAGGCTGTTAGAGACGCACAAAAACGTACATCTTAATTATAAAGGCTGCCTTATGGTGGCCTTTATTACTAATAAATACTTTAAACTTATAAGAGGTTATTTTATGGCTATTACATTTTCAACAGGTATTAAAGTATCAGATTTTACTTTAATCGACAAAGCACCACAATATTCAAATACTACTTGGACTGGTGCACTCATTCAGCGTAGTACAGGTGTACAATGGTTCGAATATCAATTTGCACTAAATTTCAATCCATCCGATTTACTAGAAGTACAATCATTCGTTGCACAATATCAACAAGGTAAAGCCTTTGAAATGTCAATGGGCCATCTATCACAGTACAGAGGTAAACAAACTGGTGCACTGGCTGTTAAGACAGCAGTATCCCGTGGTATCTACAAATTTCAAACTACGGCAACTAATAAATTAGAAATAGGTTCTTTGATTCAATTCCGCAATCATAAGAAACTATACAAGGTAATTGCAAATGACGGTACTAACGTTTCTATCTTCCCTGCATTACAGGCAAATATTCAAGCCAATGAAGCTGTACAGTACAATGCATTGTTAATCGAAGGAACACTACTACCAGATAATGAATATCAAATTACCAGTACTAATATCATGAAAGTACAATTTAAGTGCAAAGAGGTAGTAAGATGATCACCGATGATATTCTATCAAATAAAGATTTAGTTGATTACTTTAATCTATGCCGTGGTACATCTAAGACTAAATTGACAGTTACCGATCTATTCTCAATTGGTGTACATGTACGTTGTTTTGATGTTCTACCAACTTCGATTGATCCTATCTCTTTCAATGATGGACTAATTGACCTTAATATAGCTGGTAAGAATTATGTTGCATTCCCCGACCTAGTTACTGACTCACTACCTTCATTCAGTGAAGAAAAACAAATTGCAAATACTTCTGTTACATTTAAAGTAAGTAATGTAAATCAGTCCATGTATATTTTAGCAATGGGTGGTGCATTCAAAGATGCAAAGGTAAATATCTATGTGACCATTCTTAATCCGGCAACTGGTGCAGTACTGCTAAATGATTTGATGTACAGTGGATTCATTGATTATTGTGAAACTACAATTAACCCAATGGACCAGAAAAACGAAATGACAGTAAATGTAAATAGTGTATATAAACAATTAGATCTACAGACACGTACTATTGCAGCTAATGCCGTATATCAGAGTTATTACCCTGGTGATGCATATGTATCATTACTTGGTGTAGTTAATAGTGGTCAAACGTGGAAATACAAATAAGGAAATAATATGGATTTATACGATATTTGCAGTACTGCATTGAATACGCCATATGAGATGGGTAGCAATGATTGCAATATCCTGTGTTTAAGAGTTTTAGATCTACGTGCTGGTACTGATTGGGCTAATGTTGCTCAATACAGTACAGTACTAGAAGGTTATAAACAACTCAAAGATTTAGGATATAACAGTACACAAGAAATTATTTTAGAATATGCCGATGAAGTAGAATTTATTATTGATGGCGATATTTGGCTAGATGAAGAAAATCCCTTACTAATGGGTGTAGTGTTTAGCGACCGTCTACTAGGTGTAGATGAAGATCATACAAAGTTTAATTTAATTCCATATAAAGATGGAAAATACTATAGAGTGAGGAAATCATAATGGGCGGCAAAGGCGGCGGTTTTTTTAGTGCGATTATAACGGCGGTAGCTGTATTTGCGGCAGCTTGGACTGGTGGGGCAAGTTTATATGTAGCGGCAGCATGGGGTGCAGCAGCGGGTGCACTTACTTTCATTGCATCAAGTCAATTAACGGCACTTGGGGTAACTGGTTATGATGATGCAGCTACTAGTATAAGTAGAAGTACATCGCCAGTAAGCGGTATTCCAGTTCTATTAGGACGGTGAACTACCACATAAAGATAGTTCAAATAGTGGTTCATTTATGATGTGTGGTAGTATCATTCCGTGGTGGAATATCAAGGATGATAATAGTCAGTATCTATTCACCGAACATCTAATTGCAATGGGTGGTACAGAAAAATATATTGAACAATTATATATTGACGATGAACCAATCCTAAACGTACCAATTACGGCAGATGGTAAAGTTGAAAACTGGATGATTAAATCTAAATATCAGCCATACCTACAATTAGAAGTACGTTTTGGTGGTACATACAGTGGTTCTAAATCACTTCCATTACAGTATGGCGGATCTCGCTGGAATAATAATTTTAAAGGTAATGGTGTAGTTTCTATTTCTTGTGTAATTAAGAAAACTCAAGAAAGTTTAGAAGATAGTATCCTAATTAATGACAACTACGTACTGAAGACAGAAATGAAAGGTCTAATCATTCGTGATTTGGCAGATCTATCTATGAAGTGTTCATCTAACCCACCTTCACAAATTTATGAAGTGCTAACTAATACAATTTGGGGTATGGGTTTAGATCCTGCATTAATTGATCTCGATAGCTTCCGTACAACAGCACAGTACTGTAAAGATATGGAATATTATAGTAATGGTAATATGTCTTATAATGATACATATAAACAAACTATCGAAGCAATCATGCAAACCTTTGGTGGTTATCTATATATTCATGCTGGTAAAATTTATTGTGGGGCCGAACGTAAATCACTTTCATTATATACATTCAATGAAACCAATATTATTGGTGATGTTAAAATTACTTCAAGTGGTTCTAACGATTACTGTAATACCATCGATGCAAAATATACGGCAGTAGGTAATAACTATGGCGAAGATGTAGTACGTTTCCCTTCAGATATTACAAACAATGCAGTTATTGCAGCAGATGGACGTGTTATTACTAAATCACTAGATTTCGGATGGATTTATAGCAAAGAGCAATTAGCAACATTTGCCAACCGCGAATTACTTAAAATGCGTTACGGTACTAATACAGTAACTTTCACTACTTCCGAAGCATGGGATTTAAAAGTATTCGATTGTATTACTATTGTACTTGATGAACCAAATATCAATGATAAGTACAGAATCGTTTCTAAAGAAATTAGTACATCGCAAGATTCACTAGGTCTAATTACTATTACGGCAGCTACTACAAATGATGGCGTATATGATGGTAAAGATCCGCGGTGTATGGACACCAGATGGTAGTATTCTTAATGTACTTGGTGTTAAGCCACCTTCAAATCTAGTAATTAACCGCTTAGGCAATATCACTAGTGGTAACGTAGTAGAAATGTCATGGACCGCTTCACCAGATCCATATTTGCGTGGTTATTATGTGTACTATCGCAAAACTGGTACTACAAACTGGACAATGGCAGGGCAAGTACCTGTAGGTCAAACTAACTACCAACTATATAGTTTAGATCCAAATCAAACTTATGATTTCGGTGTAGCTGCATATAATAACTTGGGATTTGTCAGTACTAAAGTAACTGAAAACGGTTTAACCCCGGGGTATAACTTTGCATTACCTGCAATTACTGGTTTACGTCTAACTAATGCGACAGCAGGACTTTATGAAACAGATAGTGGTGATTTTAATATTGCATGGGATAACCAGAAGAATCTAGTAGTTAAGGGTAGACCATTCCGCGATTACTTTAAAACATATATTGTTAATGTGTATGATGACACTACATTAGTTAAAACTTACTATACACAAGATACTTCATTTAATTACTCATTTGCAATTAATGAAACTAAGATTCGTAAACCTACAATTGGTGTAATTGCTCAAGGCTTTACCAGTGGTACATTCTCTGAAGAAGTTAAAATAACAGTTGAGAACAAGCAATGTCGTATGCCAGAAAACGTAGGTGCTACAGGTGGTTTTGGTAATATCTTCGTTTCGTGGAAACAATCTACCGAACGTGATTATGCAGGTGCAGTTATTCAGGTTACAAGTCCGGTTAATAATCAAACTTTCATTTCTAATAAACCAGAATTTGATAGCTTTGCATTAGCTGATGGCGAATATCAAGTTAAAGTTGGATTCTATGATATTTTCGGTGTAGATAATATTAATTATTGTCCAGAGTTTACTGTATCACTTAATAGTAAGTATGTGTTTACCGAAGAAGATGCAAATGAAATTAATAGTATTCTAGACCTAGATGATCGTCTAAGTAATACATTAACGAATGCAATTGATACAGCTAATAATAATGCCAATACTAAAATTGAAGCAGCAGAAGAACGTTTAGATGATAAGATTGCAGCTAGTGAAGTTACAATGAGTACTCAAATAGCTAATCTCGATCAATCACTATCACAGAAAATAACAGCAGTAGAAAGTACAGCAAATGGTAACAAAGCAAATATTACAACTCTTACACAGACAGTAGCAGATAATGACGCAGCACAAACTACGGCAATTAATCAGCTAAAATCTAGTACTGATAGTAGTTTTGCAAGCGTTAACCAACAGATGACTACACTTGCTACTAAAACTGAAGTTAACGCATCTTATACATTGTCAGTCAATGCTAACGGTACTGTAGCTGGGTTTAAATTAATTGCTGGTGGTACGAATAATAACAGTGCGATTTATTTTGCAGCTAATAAATTCGTGATCGCTGGTAATGATACTGCTAGTACTGGTGGTAGTGCACCATTTACTATTGTTAACGGTACTACATATTTGAAAACGGCGATGATTCAGAACGCATCAATAGGTACAGCCTATATTGCAGATCTTGCAGTGACTAACGCTAAAATAGCAAATCTTGCTGTTAACGCAGCAAAAATAGCAGATGCAACTATTACCACTGCAAAGATTGGTGATGCACAGATCACCACTGCTAAAATAGCTAACACTATCCAGAGTACAAACTTTGTTAGTGGTAGTGCTGGATGGCAGATCAATAAGGCAGGTACAGCACAGTTTAACAACGTTACAGTACGTGGTGCTGTCTATGCATCAAGTGGTTCGTTTAAAGGTACTGTAGAGGCTTCTAGCTTCATTGGTGACGTAGTAAACATGGGTACAGGTAATGCATGGTCTGGTTCTACAGCTGTGAATAACTGGACGGGTACACAGACCATCACTTATAAAGATGCTGGTAGCTTAACCAATAATAAAACTGTTTCATTGTTTTTATCTGGCTTTGTATCATTCCAGACTTCTACCAGTGTTAAAATTGCAACAGTTACAGTTGTATGTAATGGACAAACTATTACACGTAACTACTATAACTCTTCAAATACAGCACTAGAATTCTTTGATATGTTTACATTTAAGGGTGTTACAGCTAACAGTGTAGCGGCGAAAGTAACAGTTACTTTAGGTAGTTTATTGTCAAAATATGAAGTACGTGCACCAGTTATGCTAATTACTCGCGGTACTGGCACATTCTCAGTTTCCTAAATAATAATGCGGTGATATTTTACCGCATATTATTATAATAAATTAAATAAGGATGTGTGTATGGATCTGACATTAGTCGGTATATTCGCTACGTTGTTTACTTTTATGGTGCGTTATGCCGTAATTAAACGACGAGAAGCGGTACAGCTAGAAAGTCGTATCAAGCAGTTAGAAGTGAAGTTAGAAGCATTAGAAGCACGTACAGAAATGTTAGAAGATGATGTAAATGAGTTGATGAGAATTCATAATGAATTAACAGATATCAAGTCAGATTTAAAGCGTGTTCTAAATGTAGTATCAAAATAATAAAAAAGGGAAACCATTGTTGGCTTCCCTTTCTTTTTTATTTGTTTTTTAAATCTTTAATCATTGCATCTACACGATTAGGTGTCTGGCGATACCATAAACTATCTTTACACTGTTTAATCGCTTCAGAGTAATTCTTATCTTCAAGTGCTTTGAGCATCTTCTTAAACTTCTTAACGCCTGCTAATCCAAGTTGGAATACCATAATGATTAGAAATTCATTCCAATCAGACGGGAGATCAATCTTAAGTGATTTTACGCCTTTTTGTGCAATGGCAATATCTGCCTGTAATAACTTTTCAGCCTGTAGTTCATCAATACCATTGGGGAAAGATTCACCACTTTTGAGTAAGTGACCATAACCAATTGTGGGATAACCTAGATGGTCTTTGTATACGTGGAAACGACCATAGCGGAATGTACCAATATGTGATTGATACTTTAAACTACCTTCATAATCTTTTAGTTTTTGTTCTAATGTCATAATAAATACCTTTGAATGTTAATTAATTATAAGGATATTTATCATGAAAGAATGGCAATTTAATAACCCCGATACATGGGAAGAATCAGATGTAGTATCTGGTGATTATAATTCATTTGTATATATCATTCGTTTTGAAACAGGTGAGTCATATTTACGGAATGAAAAATATATATAAGAATTTAAAAGATATTAAGAAAATCAAAAACAGTACTAAAGAAAGTGATTGGAGATCCTATACATCCTCATCTAAGACAGTAAATGATATGATTGATTGCGGTGTCGAGTATGAAAAATATATCTTATGGTGTTTCGAAACTACTAACGAAGCGGCAATAATCGAAAGTGCATTAATATACATTTTTGGACTTAAACCAGACAATTTAAACAAAGCGGTAATGAGTAAAACGAGACTACCTAAAGATGGGCGTAAACTATTCAAAACATTACAATACTTGATAGAGGAATTATCATGAAAAATAAAGTCAATTTTAAAGTTGAAAATATACAAGGTGCTAAAAAGTACATTAATGATGAAAGTAAGAACTACTACAATCAATTCCGTGATGAAGTATGGCAACGTATGAAACAGGCCGCTAAACAGATTCAGGATGAGATTAACGCCAGTGCAGCAGGTGGTGTAGTACCATTTACTAATAACGCCTTTGTGACATTCTTTAAACGTATCAGTACTGGTATTAGTGTTACTATCCAGTTAAAAGATAATCGCCGTGATGCTGGTTATATGTATAGTGCATTAGTTAAAGATACTCCCTATGATGGATTCATCCCCACCAGTAACGCAAAGTTGACAAAGCAAGGTAACATTAGTGGATTCCGTGCCAATCTAAAAAGTGGTAAATATAAGGTAGTGGAAAGCGGCGGTGTGAAACGTGTAATTGATACTCGTAAAACGGGTAAAGTACATGATGAACGTGTTATTGCAACTAAAGAAGTTAAAGATCGTAAGATTGTTTATAACTTCTATAAAGAAGCCGATAAGAAACTATTTAATATTATTAATGACATTAAAGGATCATTTAATATAAGGAAAAACAAATGAACAATTATGAACAGCCACACTATGAACAAGACAATGTAGCACAAATTACACTCGGTACTGATACCCCGTTTTATAATAGCCTTCCATATAATAGAAGTTATATTACTAATAAAATTATCAAAAAAGAAATTAAACAAAATAAAGAACTTCAATCATTTATGACCGTTGGATTTTTCGATGATAAGGGATATAAGACACAAGATACTACTACCTGGTCGTTAGGTTTGCTTACTATTGATGTAGTAGTAGTTAATAAGTGTAAGGCATTCATTAAAGGTAAAAATGTTTGGATTTATACTATTGGTTTTAAAGAATAAGGATGTGTATATGTTTAGTATGTTAAAAGTTGTGCTAGTACAAAGTCTTCAATACTTCATAACTAAAAAAATTGATGAAGCAACCGATAATAAAAAAGATAAGGATAAAAAAGATGATAGAGCTAACTAAAAAAGCCTTCATTAAAGAAGATGGCGAAGATGTAAAAATTAAATGGAAAACTACTGCGATTGCTTCAATCACCTTTGGCGTTCTCATTTATAATTATGTAGCGGTTCCACTACTGGCAGCAAATGGTGTTATTTTGGCACCAATCCCACTTGAACACATAGCCGAGATCATCACTACGTTGATCTAG